TCGGCAGGTTGCCCTGCGCGGCGCCGAACAGGTGCGGGATGAGCTCGACGGTCATGCCGAGCCGGTCGACGATCAGGAAGTAGGAGAAGTCCCCCACGATCATGATCTTGGTGGCGTTGACAACCGTCGCCTGCATCGCCGACGCCTCCCAGGCGCCGCGGCCGAGCAGCAGCGCCCCGGTGTTGCCCGGGGTCGGGGCCTGCGTGCTGAGGCCCTCTGCGAGGTACAGCCAGAGGGCTGCGCCGCCGCCGGTGTCGATGCCGCGGACGACGTTGTAGATGCCGCGGTTAGAGACAAACTGCTCGTTGCCGCGGAACCGGGGCGGCAGCGCCGCCTCGAGCGCGTACAGGTTCGCCGCAGTCACCGTCAGGCCAGTCGCCGCCGCCACGGTGGCGGTGGTGCCGGTGACGAATCCCTGCGGGAACACAGTCGTGCCGGCGCCCGTCACGAACTGGAGGCCCTCGTCGTCGTCCTTGGCGTCGCCGAGGAGTTTCCCCATCTCCGCTTCGAGGGCGCCCCAGTCGCCGCCGACTTCGATCGAGTACGGGACGAAGGCGTGTGCCTTCGTGACCGTCGCGGTCGGAGCCGCCATGGTCGGGGTGTTGTCCGTCGCCGCGGTTGCTTCCGCGACGCGGGTAGCGGTGATCGCGCCGGAGCTCACGCCGTTCCAGGTGTTCGACCCGGCGATCGTCACAACCCTGCCCAATGCGCGGGCCGGGTTGACGACAGAGTTCGACGTCGGCAGCACCGATGCGTCGAGGGTGACCGGGACGGCCTGCCCGCCCGTCAGGGCACCGAGCGACAGTGCGCGCTGTTCCTCGGCGTTGAGGGACTGCCCGATGAGCGTCTTGCCGAACGCCCTGCGGTACACGGGGCTGCCGGTCGTAAGGATCATCCGGGCAACCTCACCCGGGGTTTCCTCCTGCGTATTGAGCATCAGATGCTCCATACGCTCCTGGCAGTCCTCGCGGGTCACGCGCCGGTACTTCTTCTCCTGGAGGATCGGGAACTTGAAGTTCTCGATCGCTCGCATCGACCGGTCGCGCATCTCGTCCTTGGCGTGCTCGGGGCTCGTCGCGATCGACCTGATCGTCGAGAGATCCCAGATGTCCTCGCCGCGGGTTACGTCGGGCCGACGGGTCTGGAACGGCTTCGGCTCGTCACGGTTCTCCGGATTGCTCGCGAGCTCTTCGACGCGCCGGCGGCGGATCTCGAGCTCTTCGATCAGCTCATCGTTGCTGTCGATCTCTGCGTTGATCTCCCCCCATTCGCGGTTGGCGTCCTCCGGGAACGCCTGCCCCGGGTATTCCTTGGTGAGCTCGGCGACGCGGCCCTTCAGTTCCGTCTGACGCGCCTCGAGTTCCTCGACCGTCATCGGCTGGGGATCAGCCATGTCGGTACGTCCTTTCTGGACTTGAGGTAACGGGATGCCTTCCGGGTGGCCTTGGCCGGCGCGGGAGGGTCCTGCTCGCGGCGCTCTTCGATGAGGTGCGGCTCGGCCGCGGCGTCATCTTCGGAGGGTGCGGGGTCTTGCTCTTGGTCGTCCGGTTCGGGGACGTCAAGATCGATGCCCTGCTCGAACATCGCGCGGAGCTTGTCGCGGTCCTGCTCGAAGCAGCGTTGGATGAAGTGGTCGGTGAGCGACCTGACGCCAGCGGTCGCGCCAGCGTAGGCGGGGAACGTGACGGGGCCGAACTCCATGAGCCGGGCTTCCTTTACCGTGTGCTCGGGCAGCCCACGCGGGTTCGTAGTAGAGGGCCCGGGGTCTTCGTCGATCTCTTCGCGCATCACACCGAAGCGGTGTGATGCCCCGTACAACCCGGCCTTTAGCCCGGGGAGCAGGTCGCGGTTGTAGGAGGTGTCGATGAGCGGCACCTCGCCATAGCCGCCGCGATCGTTCTCCTCGAGCAACCGGATTGGGCCCAGTGGCTTGTCACCGACCTGCGGGTCCATCCCGTGTTGGAAGAGCGATCGAATCCTGTTGACGTTGTCGCGGATCGTCTTTTTCCACGACCCGGTTGCGAAACGCTCCATGAAGTCGCCTTCCCAGTGCGAGTGGATCTCGGTCCACTCATTGGTCGGCGAGAACAAGATCCGCAGCAGCCCAAGATGACCGTCCTCCAGGTCAGCTTCACCGGCGTCGCGGAACTCGATCGCCGGGAAAGCGGCACGAATGAGATTGTCCCGCGAGGTCCGCGAGTCGTGATCCGACATGGAGACCCTCCTTGACGGGGTCAGTTGCTCGACGGCGCAGGAAGCGCAGCCGGGGTACTGCCGTTGCCGTTCAAAGGCTTGACCGTGTTGCCCGCAACGTCCGTTGTGCCGGGCTCCTGTAGCTGCACGCTGACCAGGCCGGTGTGCTTCAGGAGCGCCCAGTCACCGGACGAGATGAACTTCTGAACACTGTCGGGTTCGTAGCCGGCGTTGATGAGCTCGCGGACGGTGATCGCCTGCGTCTGCTGGATGTTCGCCTCGTCGGCCTGGTCCTCTTGCAGGAACGGGATGTCACGGTCGTCGTACCAGAGGTCCGCGCCGGACGGCATATTCAGCACGCGGGCGAGTGAGCCAGCGACATTGCGCCACTGCGGCCGCGCCCACAGGTCAGCGTACGCACGGCGCGCCTGCCCGTAGTTCGAGTAGGTCGCGGCGTCGAGGCCTTCGGACAGCCCGACGATGATCGGCGGCACGCGGGCGGCGGCGCAGATGCGGGTTTCGCCGTGGCCCTGCACCTCCTTGAAGTCGATCTGCTTCATGTCGGCGCCGATCGTTTTCACGTCAGCGCCGGCGCCGAGGAACATCATCTTGTAGGCGTTGTCGACGCCCTGATGCTGCGCCGTGATCGCGTCGACCCACTCGTCGAACGCCGCCTTGCGGACCTCCGCGGGGAGGACCGCGATGGTGTTGACCGTCGCGCCGTTCTCGAAGAACTTCAGCTTGTGGCCCATGGCGGCGTTGTCGCCGAGGATCTCCTGGATCACCGGCCGCAGCCACGACATTCCCCGGTAGCGGGCCAATGGGTCCGGGGCGCCGGCGAAATGAACGACCTCGCTGGGCGCCAGGCCGATCGGTTTGTTGCCGGACGCCGGTCCGCCCGGCGTGTACGCGTATCCGACGAGCTCGTAGTCGACGGGGGAGCCGGACCGTGAGCCACGGATGATCGTCACCCACTCGGGTTCCAGTCGAATTAGCCGTGGTCCCGGCCGTCGCACGGAGAAGTGGTTACCGGCGAGGCTGATGTCCTGCTCCATGCGGGACAGCAGGTCGCCCATCGTCATGTTGGAGTCCGGGCCGTCGGGCTGCTCGAGGATCTTCAGCTCCTGGGTGCCGAACAGATCGCCGGGGCGGCCGTTGTGAAACTGCCGGAACTGGAACCGCGCCTCACTGAAGAGCAGGCGACGGGCTTCCATGCACGCGAAGATGACGCCGTTCGCCTGGTAGGCGCCGTAGACGAGGCCCTGGAAGTCCCCGCTGATCGGTTCCTCCTTGCCGCCCAGGGACGTCGGCGCCGTGTACGCGTACGGGTTGGCGAGCATCTGCAGATACCAGCCGGGCAGCGACCGCGCCTCCGTCTCCAGGGCGGTGCCGAGCAGGGCTTGGCCGGCGCGTTTCAGCCTGCCCATGCGATCAGCGGCCCCTGACTCGTGTTCTCGTCCATGGCGACGTTGTGAACCATGGCGGCCGCGATCAACGCGTCGATGTGCTTCTTGGACTGCTTGGTCTCCTTCACGAACGACCATCTCCCATCGACGGTGGAACGGCGGTGAGCGTTGAGCACATGCCTCGTGAACGTGCTGTCGCGCGGATGACGGATCTTCTGCTCCCTGACCGCGGCATAGAACCGCTCCGCCGCCTGCGCCATCGGCATCGGCTTCTGAGAGTGCGCGATCAGCTCGAGCCCGAGCTCGTCCTCCAAGTCTTCGGCGATGAACTCGCCGCCGGTCTCCGGGTCGATGACCACGACCGTCGCGGCGAACTCCTCCGCGATCTCGGTGATGGCATCGAGGATCTCGCGCTTGCGCAACCCGACGCCCCGTTCCGCGGGCGGGACGAGCACACGCACCCGGCCAATCCACGCCACGCCGTCATCATCGATGGCGTGAGCGACGATCCCGGTGGTGTCCTCCTTCGTCCCGATGTCCACGCCGATCCGCCACACCAGTCCGGCGGGCGGCTCGTCGTCGGTGCCGCATCCAGCCCACTCAACGGGACCGATCGCGGTGTTCTCGCCCTGCAACCAGACGCCGCACGCGAACCGGGCCCACTGCCACGGTGTCATCGACGGGGAGACGTGGCGGCGACGCAGCGCAGCGATCGTCTGCCACGACGCCGGGTTCGCCTGCTTCACGATCCGCATGTCCTCGCGGTCCGCTTCGTGGCTCAGCGCCCACTCGTGCATCACGTACATGCCGTCACCGGCACGAGCGAACGTGTAGGCGCCCTTCGTCTCGAACGTGTCGAGGCGTTGCGCTGCTGAGCGCATCAGCCCGAGCGGGGATTCCTCGTCGTCGCCGGCCGTGGAGATCGTGATCATCCGGCCGTTGCGCGGGCCGAGGCCGTCGCGGAACACGCCGTACATGTCCGCGCTCTTGTGGCGGTGCAGCTCGTCGACGAGCGCGAGGGTGGGGATCACGCCGTCGGCTGTGTCGGCGTCCGACGCGAGAATCCTGATTCGGCCATCATGCTCCAACGACTGGATCTCGCGCATCTTCACCGCCATCAGCGCCGCCAGCTCCGGTGACCGGCGAATGAACCCGCGGGCCTGGCGAAGCATGATCGACGCCTGGTCCCGTGACGCCGCGGCGATAACGCACTCCGCGTCCGGCGTCATCCAGAGGTGATACAGCGCGAGCGCCGCGAGCAGCGTCGACTTGCCGTTCTTCTTCGGGATCAGGATCAGCGTCTCGATGGCACCGGCGAAGAAGTCGGCGAGCATCCGGCGCTGGAACGGCTCCAGGTGCATCTGGTCGCCGTTCTCGAGCGTCAGGATCTCGCAGAACTCCGCGAAGTCAGCTACCTCGGGCGGCTCGCTTCGCTGCGAGCTCGTCGAGCTTCGACCGTTTCGGCGCCGTGTCTTCGTTGCTGGCAATGCCGGCAGCCTTTCTTCCCCGCGCGGTGAGGGCCAACTGATCGGCCAGCGCGCTAGCGCGTTTCGTGTGACGGTCCCATTGCGTGGGGA